GAAGATGGTTCGACCCAGACCCGTAAGTACACCGTCAAGGTTGACGGCAAGTCGGTTGAGGTTGACGAGTCCGAGCTAATCAGAGGCTATCAGAGAGAAGCGGACTACACGCGGAAGACCCAGGCTGTCGCCGAAGAGCGTAAAGCTATCGAGGCGCACAAGGCCGAAGTCGCCGCCGAGCGGCAGCGTTATGCTGCGTCCATTCAGCAGATCACCCAGTTTCTGGAGTCCACAGCCCCTCAGCCGCCCTCGGCTGAACTGCTGGACGCCGACCCGGTTGAATACCTTCGGCAGAAGGCTGCTTTCGAAGACCACGCCCAGGCGCTCCATATGTGGAACGCCGAACGGCAGCAGTTGACGGCAAAGCAGCAGCAGGAACAGCAGCAGCGTTTCCAGTCCCATGTGGCACAGGAGCGCGAAAAGGTTCTTGAACAGATTCCCGCATGGAAAGACGCCAAGACCGAGCAGGCAGAGAAGAAGGCAATCGCCTCCTATCTGCTTGAAAAGGCTGGTTATTCCCCGCAGGAAGTCGGCTCTCTTGCAGACTCCCGAGCCCTCGTCATCGCCCGCAAAGCGTACCTGTACGACCAATTGCAGGCGAAGAGGCCGGAAGTCGAGCGCAAGGTTGCCGATGCGCCGAAGTTCCAAAAGCCAGGACAGCAGAAATCGGTAAAGACGAGTGGGCAGCAGCGACACGAGGCCAAAGTCAATCGTCTGCGGCAGACCGGGCGCGTTGAAGACGCGGCGGCTGTATTCCGCGATTTTCTCTGAAAGGTAACGAATTATGGCTCTCGTCACTGGTGGTTTCACCACCTACACCGCCAAGGGCAACCGCGAGGATTTGTCCAACGTCATCTACAACATCAGCCCCGCTGATACCCCCTTCATGTCGGCTGTCGGCAAGAACAAGGCTTCGAACGTCCTGCACGAGTGGCAGACCGATTCCCTGGCCGCTGCCGTCACCACCAACGCCAGCCTGGAAGGCGACGCCATCACCGGCAGCACCTCCAGCCCGACGACCCGCAATGTCAACTACTGCCAGATTTTCACGAAGGACGTGGTTGTCACTGGCACTCAGCAGGCCGCTACCTCTGCCGGTCGCTCTGACGAACTGGCCTACCAGCTCGCCAAGCGCTCGAAGGAAATCAAGCGCGACATGGAAGCCACCATCACCGGCAACCAGGGCTATGTTGCTGGCGACAGCACCACAGCTCGCAAGCTGCGCTCGCTGGAAAGCTGGCTGACCACCAACGACAGCCGTGGCACTGGTGGCGCTGACGCCACTGCCGCCACTGCTGCCGCTACTGACGCCACTGCCGGTAACATGCGGACCTTCACCGAAACCATTCTGAAGTCGGTGATCCAGTCCGTTTACACCGCTGGCGGCGAGCCGTCCCTGCTGATGGTCGGCCCGGTCAACAAGCAGCGCGTCAGCGACTTCACTGGTCGTGCTTCGGCCCGTCAGGCTGTTTCCGAGGCTAAGATTCTCGGCGCTGCCTCGCTGTATGCTTCGGACTTCGGCGACCTGAAGGTCATCCCCAACCGCTTCCAGCGCGAGCGGTCGGCCTTCGTTCTTGATCCCGAGTATGCGGCCATCTCCTACTACCGCCCGTTCACCACCTTCGAACTGGCTAAGGTCGGCGATGCCGAGCGCCGCGCTCTGATCGTGGAATGCACCCTCGAAATGCGTAACGAGGCTGCCCACGGTGTCGCTGCGGACTTGACCACCACCTAATGAGGGCGGGGGAGGCGGAAACGTCTCCCCCTAACTTCCCATGAGCAATCGCAAGCGCCTTCTCGACGCCTACGGCTACACCGCCGAGGTTATGCACTTCGACACTGACGGCACGATTTCCATTCAGGAAATCCACGACGTTGAGCCGACTGCGCAACTGGCGAAAGACGCCACCGAGATTTACGGCGGGCAGAAGACGGACGGGATGCGGCTTGAAGCCATGATCCCGGTGGACGCGCTCAACCGAGCCTTTCGAGAGGGTTGGGTGCATGACAAGGACGCATGGAAGCGCTGGGCTAACGACCCCAGCAACAAGATTTTTCGTGTCGAGCATAACGGAAGGATCAACACCCTATGACCGTTGAAATCCCGATTCCCGAGGCTAACGATCTGCGCGTGGCCGTCCTGATCCCCTCTCATACTGAGGTGAAGGCCGGTTTCTGCCACTCGCTTGCCAACATGGTAGCCAACTTCGCCAACGCGAAGTACGAGGGCGGAAAGAAGGAAATCGAGATCATCAACGTCGGCGGCTCGATGCTGCCCGAGGTGCGCCACCGTCTGGTGGCCGAGGCCATGAAGTGGGGCGCGACTCACGCCCTCTGGCTCGATAGCGACATGATGTTCCCGCGTGACACGCTCCAGTGTCTGCTGCGTCATAACCTCCCCATCGTTGGCGCGAACTACCCGCGCCGCCAGAAGCCGTGCATTCCCACCGGCCATCTCGGGAACGACAATGGCGGTATGCTGTGGACTGAGGAAGGCGACTCCAGCTTGGTCGAGGTCAAGCACCTCGGCGGCGGCGTGATGCTGGTGGACATGCGCGTTTACGATGCGCTGGAACTGCCGTTCTTCATGTTCGAAGTTACCGAGAACAAACTCGGGCTGCGTGGTGAGGATGTGTACTTCTGCATGAAGGCGAAGGAAGCGGGCATCCCCGTTTTCTGCGATCAGGAGCTTTCGCAGCACATCGGCCACATCGGCGAATACGTCTACACCAATCAGGACTCTATCCGGTTCCGCGACGATGCCAAGGCCCGTAACAACGGGTCGGACAAGGCTGCCGAGGCGGAACTGGAGAAGCAAGCCGCAGAGTAACAGGGGGAACGAATGGCGCTTGATACCTATGCCGCGTTGCAGGCGGCAGTCGCCGATTATCTGGCGCGTTCGGACCTGACCACTCAGATTCCCGACTTCATCGCCCTGAACGAGTCGCGCATGAACAAGGTTCTGCGCACTCGATATCAGGAGACGGTGGCATCTATCACCATTGACGCCTCAACTGAGGCTCTGCCCACCGACTTTCTGGAGGCGCGTACCTTCGTCCTGTCGTCGTCTCCCAACGTGGTGCTGGAGTATCTGGCCCCGACCGATCTTGAGACGACCTACGCCAGCGGCGCAGCCGGAAAGCCCCTGAACTTCAGCATCATCGGGTCCAACTTCAAATTCGGCCCTTCTCCTGATTCGACCTATACCGGATCGCTGACCTACTACGCCAAGATTCCGGCCCTATCGAACACCAACACCACCAACTGGCTGCTGACCAATTACCCGGACCTGTACCTGTACGGGACGTTGATGGAAGCCGCCCCGTTTACCGCGTCTGATGACCGCATCCCGATCTGGATGGGTCTGTATGACCGCGCCATTGCTGGGCTGTCCCAGGCTGACGAGCGGGCGCGGTGGAACGGCTCTCCGCTGACCACGCGGGTTGATGTTTCCGTCTCTGGGCGGGTTGGCTCCTCTGTCATTTGGTGATGCGCCATGACCATCGTTCCCTTCGGAGAATGGACGCCAGACGCGCCTGCAATCGGCAATGCGGGGCTGATTGACGCTTCCGGCGTCTACCCCCGCACAGACAAGTCATATGGCCCTCTAGCCACCCTTTCCGCCGTGTCTGGTGCCCTTACGGCTCGCTGCCAGGGCGCGTTCTCGGCTCGTAAGTCGTCGGATGGCGTCATCTACAATTTCGCAGGAGACGCCACGAAGCTGTACAAGACCACCTCCACGGCATGGTCTGACATTTCCGACGCCACCTATTCGATTGGGGCGGACGAATGGTGGAATTTCGCCCAGTACGGCGACAGGGTGATTGCGGTCAACATCAACACCGCCACCAAGCAATACCGCCTTGATACCCTGCCCAGCACCGTTGCGGCTCTGGCTGCCACGGCCCCGAAGGCCCGGTATGTCACGACCGTGCGAGAGTTCGTTGTTGTGGGAAACACCTACGACACCACCGACTCGTACAAGCCGGGGCGTGTCTGGTGGTCAGGCTTCGATGACCCGACCAACTGGCCGACCCCTGGCAGCGTCTCGGCTGTCGCTGCGCAATCCGACTTCAACGACATGCCCAACGGCGGTTGGGTTCAGGGCATTGTTGGCGCGGTCGGTGGCGTTGATGCTCTGGTCTTTATGGAGCAAGCGGTCTACCGCATGCAGTATGAGGGACCGCCGACCATCTTCCGGTTTGACGAAATCGAGCGGGCGAGGGGATGCTCTGCCCCCGGCTCCATCGTCAACAACGGCAAGCTGGCGGCGTATCTGGCCGAAGACGGGTTCTATGTCTGCGACGGCGTGCAGTCTCAGCCCATCGGGGCGGGGCGGGTTGATAAGTGGTTCTTCGCCACAATCGACCAGACCTACCTGAACCGCGTGACCGGAACCGCAGACCCCATCAACAAGCTGATAATCTGGAGTTTCCCCAGCGGCTTGACGGGCTCCACGCCCGATAAGGTCATCATATGGAACTGGGCTCTGAACCGTTGGAGCTACGGCGATCTCGCGTGCGAAATGCTGCTGCGTGCCAGGACCACGGGCTACACCCTGGAAGGGCTCGATGCTGTTTCGTCGTCCATTGACGCCCTGCCGCTGTCGCTGGACTCGCGCATCTGGACGGGCGGGCGCATCGCCCTGGCAGGGTTCGATACCTCACACAAGCTCGCCTACCTGACCGGGGCGAATCAGGCTGCAACGCTGGTTACGGGCGAGTTTGACGGGCAGGGCAAGCGCCTCTTCGTCCAGGGCGTTCGTCCCATCGTTGACGGCGGCACGGTCACGGCGTCTGTCGGATACCGCGACACTCCGAGCGGCACTGTGAGCTACACCACGGCGCAAGCAGCGGGCGTCAACGGCATCTCCCCGGCTCGCGTCTCAACCCGCTTTGCGCGGGCTAGGGTGCAGATTGCAGCGGGCGGAACTTGGACCCATGCGGTTGGCGTTGAGCCGTTCTTGCGGCCTGATGGGGGGCGGTGATGGCAATCTACAGAGACGACGTTTCCGGCGTATACACCGACGAATACGGCAACCCCGTTAACCCTGACCAGTCGTTCGGCTCTCGCCCTGATACGGCGCAGAATGCAGCCGTAAACGGTGGCCTGCTGTCGTATCTATGGGACAAGGGCAAAGCGGCTATCAACAACCCGGAAGCGCCGTGGAATGCTCAGAGCGGCTTGCTTGCCGTTCTCGACACCGCTGCGCTGCCTGCCAAGGCCATCGGGCAGGGGCTGTTGGCTCTGCCTGATAGAATCCAGACCGTCACTCAATCGGCGCAGCGTGGCGACTACGCCCCGGCTACCGATGACGCCATGAGCGTTGCTTTTTCCGGCCTGCCCATTGGAGCGGCTACGGCACCGGCTGGCGTGACTGGTATGTTCGCCGGAAAGATGGCGAAGACCGCCAATCTGGACAAGCTGTCCCAGGCCGAAAAGATGGCAGCGTCTGGCGCTGCGCGTGATGCCATTTGGGGAGAGACTGGGTGGTTCCAGGCTCCCGATGGCCATTGGAAGTGGGAGATTAACGACAGCGGAGCAAGGATGGGCGCGCTCCCGCCGTCTCAATCTCGCACCGAGACGGCTCAAGAATGGCTTAGAAGCCAGGGAAGGACGGAGAAGTTCCCGCTAGGTGACCCTCGCGTTCCGGCTGATTTGCAATCTAGGGCGCTGGCCTATGCTGATGCCAACCCCCAAGCTTCAAAGGCGGGGCTGTTCTCCGTTCTGGATCACCCGGAATTGCAAGCTGCCTATCCAGACATGGCCTCCACTCAGATACAGAAAGAATTGAGCCTCGGCGGGGTCAACGGCACGGCAAGACATGGATTGATTACTGTCGGAGGCTCCGAAGTCGCAGGGAAAGCGCCCGACCATCTGGGTGTCACGCTCCACGAAGGGCAGCACATCATTCAGAGGAATGAAGGATTCGGCGTTGGCGGAATGCCGGAAGAATTTACGCAGCAGGCCGATGCAATGCTTGCTAGGGACGCACTAAGCTGGCGGAACGAGCTTCTTCGAAAAAAAGAGAAAATGCCAGGAGCGGATATAGTCGCCTTGGAAAACGCAGCAGTTCAAGACTATCAGAAAATGGGGGCTATGGATTGGCTGCCATCAAGAGAGGCGCGTGATCTAGCAAGCCAGCCAGACATTCTTCACAGTGACAAATACCCTGACAGCACATCATTTAATGACCTTAAAAAGTTGGTCGCTGCATATGGTCTAGACAAGAACACTGCGCCTCATGACGCCAAAAAAATGTACAGGTCGCTCGCAGGCGAGGCCGAAGCCCGCGCAGTTCAAGCGCGCATGAACCTGACGCCAGAGCAACGCGCAGCCCGCCCTCCGTGGCTTGATTATGATGTGCCTGAGAATCAGCAGATCGTGAGGTTCGGCGGGAATGGGCCATCCTCTATGGTTGATTTCAAGGATGGCGGAACATATGCCGGTTCCGATTTCCCCGAGTTCATCCAAAAGCACCTTTACAACGTCAAAGACGCGAGGACAGCACCTAGAGCGACATTCTTGATGGATGAGATGCCCTATGGGGCGCGGTCGCTTCTATTCGACGGCAACCATGTGCTAGGTGCTAACGCGAAGCAGTTATGGATGGAGCCGCAAAGCTATCAACATTGGAATCTGGAGCGCAGAAACGCTTTCGCCAATGATCCAAGCCTTGTCATTAACACGCTTTCAGACCCACAAAGAGTTGGTCCTAGCCTTACGGATGGGTGGAGACGTGGACTTCTCTATAACGACTTTCCGGCCCCCACATACGGCATTGTAGAACCGTCAGTTCTTAATGAGGGGTTGCGCGTCAACACCGTAGCAACGCCTGTCAATGCCGATAAGGCGCGGCGAATCATTAATGCGACAAGGGAAGTGAAATGAGCGGCGGCGGTGGACCCATGTTCCCACCATACACGCGGCGTATCCAGAGGATACCGGGCAGGCTGGGATTTTCTGCTCTTCCCGCCGCTCATGAGGTGATTACGCCACACAGACGGCTACCCCGTCAACAGGATTGAATGCCATGACCTTCCCCAGCCCATCCCGCGCTACGCCGCTAGAGCAAACGAACAGCATCGTTGAGCGCATCAATCGCGGCAAGATCAACGCAAGCATTGACGTAACATTGACCGCAAACGCGGCTTCAACTACAATCACGGATGCGCGTATAGCCAGCACCTCCATATTGCTGTTTGACCCTACTTCGGCTCATGCAGCAACGGAATTGGCAGCAGGGACAGTGTATGTCTTGGCTGCCGACCGAACTAACGGCAGCGCGACAATCACCCATGCGAACAATGCGCAGACTGACCGGACTTTCCGCGTTCTGATTATTGGGTGATTCATGGCCTATCCGACGATCCGCCGAGTTCTACCACTCCCCAACACCGCGCCGCAGTTCGCCATGCCGCAGGGCGCACCGCAGGCTGCTAGGCCGGTTGGCGGGCTGTCGTCTCAGTCTACCACCGAGGGCGGCGGGCAGCAGGGCGGCGGTGGAGGCGGCATGGGCAGCATGTTGCAGATGATGGCGATGAAGAAGGCCCTTGGTGGGGCTGGCCCGTCCGCCGCTGCTGGTCTTACCGCTGACGGCGCATCTACTGGAGCTGGGGGCGGTTCGTGGCTCGCGGGGACGCAAGTTGGTGATGCCCTCGGGCTGAAGGGCTCGGCGTCTGTTGGCGACACCCTCGGCGCAGTCCCTGCCCCTGGTGCTGTCAGCATGGAGCCGCTTGCCGCTC